CAAGACCTAAAATAGTAGCAAAAGTTACTGAGCCAAAAGTAGAACCTCAAAAAGTGGAGAGTAAAACTCCCAAATTCTCTGAAAATAATACTCCTTCATGGAAAAAAGTTTCTAAGAAATTTAAAGGAGGAATATTAAAAGCAGATGGTGGCGCAGTTTTAGGAACTCCGTATACTCCAGAATCTTCTAGAAATCCTTTTGAAGAAATGGTTGATTTACCTTGGTTTCAAAGAGCAATGGGTTCTACAAAATATGTTGCACCTATTCCTGATGGGGCTTCTCGTATAGCAAATCCAATTTCTTCAATGTCTAATAGTTTTAATAGGTTAAAACCTATACAATCACCAGTAGGTTCTACAAAAGTTGCACAGGCAGGAGCACAAAATGCAGGCACTGGATTTTTATCAAAAATGCAAACAGGTTTAGGAAGTAAATCAGGAATACAAGGAGCTGAATTTTTTAGAACTTTACTAGCAAATAAAGCTACTCAAAACATTGATACTAGAGTAGAAGCTCCCTTAGTACAACCTGCCGCCTCAACATCTACTTCAGTAAGAGGAGATTTACAAACTAAATCTGCTTATTATGATCGAGCTAATAAAATTAGGGGATCTTTTGTTGCTGGCTCTGACCCAGTTAGAAATGCAATGATGAAAAGACAACTTGATTCACAAGCTTCTCAATTAGAAGAACAAGGAGACCAAGCAGATTCTCAAATGAGACAAAATACGCAAGGTCAACAAACTGAAAATACTCAACGTGATTCAGCAGCTCGTGCAGAAGTAGCCGCTAGAAATCAATCTAGTTTGGCTAGTGCAGTACAAGGGCAAAGACAAGGAGAAAATGCTAAACAATCACAAATTGCTAATAATTGGGATGCTTTCTTATCTTCCCAAACTATGCAGAGTAAAGCAGATTTGGATAGAAAAACTGCTATGGATAAAGACTTTAGAACTAGAAATTTACAACGTACTTTAGATATGAAATATCCAAACTTATCATGGAGAGCTTATCAAGCACGTCTTACTCCAGGTGGAATAACTCCAGAAATAAGTTCAGATTTACAAAAATATCAAGATGAATTAGATGCAGGAAGTAGACAAATTGCTTTCTCAAAAGAAGGAGGATCTATAGAAAAAGAACAAAATAAAGCAGATTTAGCCTTATATAAATCAAGAAGTAAATCTAATGTATATGATAGTCAAATAGGAAATAAATGGTTAAATAAGCAAGATGAAAATGCTACTAAATTTTCTATTATTGCCTCTAAAAAACTTACCGATTATATATCTAAAATTTTAAAATAAATGAAAGTTAACATACAGAAATTACAAATAGGAGGGGTTGTTTATAAACCCCTTCCTATGCTTCCTACTAGAGAACAAGCTCCAAAACAACCTGAAGCCCCTTTAGAGAAAGATCTATTAGAAGGTATGATTGGTGAAGGAATTACAAATGATGTTATGTCATACTCTGATCAAGTTAATCAAGCTTATCAGGCATATAGTATGCTCCCGGAAGATCTTAGAACTTCTTATCAAGGACAAATGATTCGTAGAACTTTAAAGGGAGATCCTGCAAAATTAAATGCTATTAAAAGAAATAAACAAGACTTTGATAAAATTCTTACTCAAAAAGAAAAAGCATTAGATGAAACTGCTGTTAGTCAGGGTAAAGTAATAGTAAGAGATGAGCAAGGAAATCTCTCAAATTTATCTTTAGGACAATATGCCCAAGCACACTCTGCAGATCCAAATAAATATCAAGCTTTAACTAATTCTGATATTGCACAATTAAGAGAGAATGATCCAAGATTTGCATTTAATGATAATTTAGTGGGAATTCTTAAAAGTGCTACTTCTACAGATGAAGTGGTTGAAAGAGTTCGTAAATCATTAACTGGTTTAGGAAGTTTTAGTAAAGGACAATCTAATGTTTCATTTGAACAACAGAAAATTGAAGATGGAGCAAATGCTGCATTAAATCAAGGTCTCTCATATGTTAAAACTTCTGAGGGAGAATCTAAACAATCCAATGCTGAGAATATTAAAATGGCCGGTAATGCTATGTGGGCTAATTTGGATGGAGCCTCAAAAGATCTATTGAGGGTTAAAGCTATTCATGCTGGATATAAACCTGAGCAAATAGAAGGTGCTGCAATGGGGTTAGCTATGGCATTACTTAAACCTAGTATATCTGAGAGAATTATAGAAAAATCGGGAGAAACTCCTGGTAAAAGTGGTGGAAAAACTGGAAGTGGAGATTACAAAGGTGAGGAAGGTTATTACGGCGCTATAGCAAACTTTGATGGGAGAATGAAAGACTTACATTTAAATACCGGAACTAATGCAAGAGCCACTGTTAAAGCATCTATGATGCCGGGATTAATGGAGGGAGAAAATTTTGCTGGTATCTCTAAATTTACTGATTTAAAAGCTCTTAATGGAATAGTAGATATGAATGACTTGGTCATGGGAGATACTAGAATTCCAAAGGAAAAATTATCTTCTTTAGTATACGATGGTGGAGAAGTAGCTGCTGCATTATTGCCTTTTAAAACAATAGATGGTCATATACAACCGGATCTTGATAGACAAAATGATATAGTGAATGCACAGAAAGCAATAGCTGCTTATGGACCTAATATACCACTTGATGTGAAGATAGGCATTTATGAGAAAAATAATATCAGTGATTTAACTCCTAAAGGAGACCCTGCAGGAACAATGCTTAGACCTTTTGTAATAGTACATGGTACAACTACTACTAATGTAGTTAAAAATCCCACAGATAAAGTAGTAGTTTCCTCAGATGATGATCTTAAAAATTGGTATAAAAAAGTTTACACAAAAACCTCTGCAAATGGTAAAGAAGACGTAAAAAATGACGATCTTACATGGCGTTCAGATATGGTAGAAGGATTAGTCTATATACCTATGACTGAAGGAGCTAAGAAAGCTTCTATGTACTCAGATAAGTTAAAAGTTAAAACTAGCGAGTACAATAATAGTGTTCAACATTTTAATCAAGTAGGTTTAGGATTTAATGAAGGCCCGACTGAAGTTAGAAGTGGACTAGCAGGTAATAACTCTATAGACCAACTACTTATAAAATAATAATAATAAAACAAATATGGCAAATACTAATGACTGGTTAGTAGCAAATATGAATCTTCCAGATGCTACTCATGATGATTTTCAAGCAAATGATGTAAATCCAGAAAACACAACTCTTAAGGATAAAGACTATTATAAAGCAAGTCCTGTAGTCCAAGATATGTTTAAAGATCCTACAACAGGTACTTTTAATGATGATAAATATGGACAATATTATAATGCTTTGTTATACTCATATAATGAGTTTGCAAAAGATGATTATTCAAAAAAAGCAATAAATGACTTTGAATATAATCCCTACAATTCATATGCACCTAAAGATGCAAAAATTGAAACTGATTTATATAAAACTGATAAAGTAAGTAATCCATTTCATCAAAAAACTGGTATTTCTGACTTTAATGAGACTTCAAAACCAGAATTTTCAATTAGAGAAGTGGCTCAGATGAATAGTGTGTATGATGGAGTAACAGGTAAAGCATTAAATTGGAGTCCAGATGATGATGATTCAAGAGGTCTATGGAATTTTTGGAAAAAACCTACATTAGTACTTGGCCAATATGATAAGGAAGGTACACATTATGATGCTCAACAAGGAAGAAAAGTAGTACATCATGCTGGAGATTATAAAACTGATAGTGATGGTAATTTCTTCTATGAAACTTTAGGAGATAGACCCTCACATGGCAAAGAAGTTTTAAGTTGGGCGGATACATTAACCAAGGATGGTTCATGGGCAAATAAGTATGATTTCATGGACTCTGATGGCATAGATAAATCTATTGCTGGAGTAGTTACTAAAACGTTTGTAAAGACAATTCCTTTTTTCATCCCATATGTAGGACAAGTGTATGCTGCAGGTTTAATAGGGCTAGAATTAACTGAATTAGCTCCAACTTTAATTAAGTCTGGAGCAGCTTTATTTGTTGGGGATGATGATGTTGATAAAGATTACTGGAAAACTTTAAATAAAGTACAAAGTTTTGGTAAAACCATGTCTTCTAATGGAACCTCTGATAATGCAAAGCTTAAATCTATTAATCCTGAGGGATTGGCTGCTATGGTAGGAGATTTGTTTCCTTTAATGTATTCTCAAAAACTTATCTCAAGTATCCCAAAATTATTAGGAGTTGGTTCTGAGAGTAAACCAATTTTAAAAGCAATAGAAACTTCTTTTGGTGCAGATGCTGCTAAAGGAATGTTAGATGGAACCTTAGCAGTAGGAAAACAAGCAGAGATTATGGGAACTATTCCTGGAGCTGCAAAACTTATGGGTAAAATAGCTTCCAGTACTAAGTTAGGTCATGGATTAGGTACTAGTTACTTAGCAGCTTCTATGGCCACAAGTATAACTGAGGTAGCTAAAGAAAGAGGAATGGATGAAAGAGATACTGCAGCATTATTTTTAGGAACCAGTTTAGGTTTCTTTGGTATGATGACAGCTCTTCCTATAGGACATTGGATTTTAAATGGTATGGGATTAGATGAGGCAGGTAAAGCATTAGAAACTCAAATTAAACAGCAATCTGAAAAATTCTCTACAATTTTTGAAAAAGGTAGTACAGATGCTACTAAAGAAGCTTCCACTTCTCGATATAATAAATTATTTACTTTAGGTAAAAGTATTGGAACTAAAATTAGTACCACTTTTAAAGGTAACGTAACTGATATTCCTAGTGCTATGATAGCTCAAGGTTTAGAAATGGGAGCACAAGATGTTATGCAAGATGCTATTAAAGGGATATATAATGGTATGTCTGCTTTAGGTATAACTTCTTCTAAAGATAAAGATTTTGAATTCGGAAACTTAGGACAAATATCTTCTAGATATGGAATGAGTTTATTAGGAGGTGCTATCGGTGGGGCAGTATTTAAAATACACGATCAGATAATGAATCCTGTAAAAGAAAGTCTTGACGACCCCACTAAAAAAGAATTATATTATATTGCTAGAAATGGTTTAGGAGAAAGATATATTAAAGAAGTTCTCAAAAGAAAAGATAAAGGACAATTAGGAAGTACAAGTTTATCTACAGATATTGTGACTTTAGATATTAAAGGTTTAGGTAAACAATCTATATTTTTACCTATGAGCGATGGAAGAACATCTCAAAATGATGCTACAGGAGATTTACTTGTTGGTATGATGAAGAATATGCAAAATCAAATATTTCAAGAAGGCCCTGTAAGTGATATGTCTCTTTCTAAAATATTAGATGCTCGTACTGATATGTTAATTGATTTAAAAGCCAATTCTCCACTCTTTGAGGATTTTGGTAATATAATAAACGATATAATAGACATCAAAAGTAAGATCACTAAAGCAAGTGAAGTTAAAGAATCTGATCCTGTTTCTGCAGTCGAAACTGCAGCAAGAGCTGTACAAGATTTGAATGTACAATTAGGTCAGAAAAAAGAAGAATTACGATTAATCACTAGTGGAGAGAAATTTGTAGATTATCAAAAATTTGCAATCTTTGGAATCAGTCCTATGATTAATAGATCTTTTGCTAAACTCTCTTTAGAGGATTATGCAATGAGTACGAAAGGAACTGAATATGCAAATCTTACTGAAATACAAAAACAAGAGACCTCAAAAGAATATAATGTTTGGAAAGACTTAGAGTGGAAAGATAAAATTAAAGTAGCCTATAAAAGATTTACCCAAGTTAATGAAAAGTTCTCTACGGTTTTAAGAGATTTAGCTGTATATGCAGATCAAAGAGAAGGGCATTATAGTCTTATAAACATGGAAAGAACTTTCAATCCATCAATTGTAATACCTGGGTTACCTTCGCCACCCCCAACTTTTCAAGATCATGGAACTTTAAGAACACTTTCTTTTCTCTCTAAAGATACCATGGATGTTTTGGCTCAAGAAAAGTTATTTTTAAATAGAAATAACTATGCTAGTCAATTACTTAATGTTACTGCTGCAAATGAAATAGGACCAAGAGTTGCCGCAAGAGATGAAATCATGAATGTCATTGCTAATCCAGAATATCAAAGATTGGATGCCTCAGTAGTGAAAGATATGAGAAATGTCATGACTAGTTTTACTCTTAAAGATGTGGGATTAGACAGGGAAGCTTATGACTTAACAAAAGGACCTTCATCTTTAGATGAAGATGGTAATTTCCAAGATGGAGATACTAAACTTTTAGGTTTTGGTGATGGAACTTTAGAACAAATTGCTAATGACACTTACGCGAGTAAAATTTCAGAACTAGACAATCTAAGAAAGAAATATTTAGAAAAAGCAAAGACTGATTCTACTGATCCTGCTGTTGATAAACAAACTATAAATGAATATTTTGACCAATTAATTGCTTCAAATGAAGCACAAGATGTTTTACAACAACTTGCTACTTTCGATAATATTACTAAAAGTAAATCTATAGATACTCTAAATGAATTACTTAAAAAATATGCGATCATTCACGATGGAAAACCCTCAGATATCTTAACACTATTAACTTCTGAATTTGATTCTATTGAGAAATTAGAAAAAATGACAGATTATGAAATTAATAAACCAGATGTTCATCAAAATTTGGAACATGCCATGGATTTATTAAGTCAAGTTGTTAGTGTAATGAATGCCTCAACTAATTATGATTATAAAACTGATGGGTTTAATGGCTATAATAATGTTATTAATAACAGTTTTAAAGATAGTAACTTAGGTACTATTTCTCAAGATCAATTCACAGCATTAGGAAATGAGATTGGAATAATAGGTCAAAAAATAGATTTTTTACTTAGACTAAGTAAATTAAATTCTGAGGATAAAATAAAAGATGCGAGAGAATCGGGTCTTAATATGGAAGCTATGTTCTATGAACAACTAACTCCTAATGCCCCTTTATTTAAATTATTAGATAATGTATCTATTGATGGTGAGAAATTCTTTGATAGTTCCATTACCGCAGCAATAGCCAATGCTTCTGTTTTACAAAACATTATTACGTCAAAAAGAGGTACTAATAAACAAGCTTTACCTTCTTCTCCTGAAGATTTATTGAACTTTGAAATTCAAAGAAACACTATTCAACAGACTCTATATAATAGAGTTCAAGATTTAGTAGATAAGAATATGAAAAATGGAGGTAAAGAATATGTATTTAATAAACTATTTGGTATAGATGCTAACGGTGTTATGTCAAAAGATACACAAGACATATTTTCTCCAATAGCATTATCACATCCAAAATTAACTGATTTTTCTTCTACAGCCGACACTATTCAACCTTTAGACACATATATATGGTTAAATACCAGTTTTATGGTAAATCCTTCTGAGTTTATTAATGCATTAAGAGGAAACGATTTAGGAGGAGGACACTATGATGGAATTGAAGCTGGCAAATATGCTCCATTTTATAGTCAAGAGTACTCTGTAAAAATTGCTTATGGAGCTATTATAGATCCTACATGGATGAACATGGCTATCTCAAAAATTG